TCTTCGCCGGTATCTTGACTCATTGCCTGGAAGCCTTTGGATGAAGCTGACTGCGATGTTGATTCTTGCGAAATTTTATCATATCCGGTTGCTGCGGCAAGCTCATCACGAAGCTTCATGGCTTCATCCACATAACCCATGTACTCATCCATCAGCTCCTTACGTTCATTATTATCAAGCGTACCATCATCTTTCATGGCTTCACCGAATTTGTCATACCATGTTCTCAGTTTGTCACTAAACTGTTCACCGATGGCATTTGACAGCATTGCCTGCATGAAATATTTGGATATGTCATCAGCAACATCCTCAGCACTCTTCTCCATGTCCATCAGACTGCTTACAAAACTGTCATACATGGAATCGAATGACATTCCGGTCAGACCCTCATAAAGATTATCGGTCAACTCCTCCAGTTTGCCGGCCTGCTCAATATAATCATCAAGTTTATCGGTTACACGTTCACCATAACCGCCTTTCCCGGCATTCTGCATCTTTGTCCATATATCAACATTACTACGGAGTTTTTCCATCTCTTCAGGTGTCAGCTCCCATAATGAAGAAGTTCCGGTAAAATTCTTGTTTATGTTCTGTTGAATCCATTTCAAGTCTTCGGCAGACCATCTCATGTAGTATTGCCAGCTCTTATGTGAATTATGGTAACCTGCCTGTTCACGGGCGATATTCAGATAATTGGAGTTCTGCTCTTTCTGGTATTCATAAGCACTTCTATACGCAGCTACGGATTTCGTTCCTTTGCTTGCCTTTATCTCATCTGTCAATGATTCGATAGAAGTCTGTAACGTCTCATTACGGTCGGTAAGACGATTAATGGAATCCTGTACCTCCTTTGCATTGCCACCGATACCGAACAATTTATTGAAACCACCGAAAGTAAGTGTGTTCCACATACTCGCACCGGCTCCAAAAACGCTTGAAAAAACATTCTTGACAAATCCGTCGAAGCCTTGTTTTTCTATTCCGTCAAGCAGAGAGAACACCGTACCAACAATACCACCTATCTTACTTCCTGCCTCAGAAAACGTATCTACAAGACCAGCAGCAAGATTCCCTATTTGAGATAGAGACATTTCAGATGAACTGCCAAGCTGGGTGACGGTATCCGTTAGTGTTATCAAACTTTTTTGGGTCTTATCCGCGCTTCTGGTTACATTCGTTTCCGCATTCTGAACATTCTTCTCGGCTTTGTTTTTCTTTTTGAGAGCAGCTTCTTTCTCGGCATCCGTACCACTTTTGAGAGATTTATTATACTCATCCTGCGCTTGCTTAAGTTCGTCTTGAGCAATGCGCAAAGCATCCAGTTGCTCCGGCAAATCTCCAAGCAAACCGCCTTTGTCGATGATGGTACTCTGAATATTATTCAATGCTTCGTCAATCACTTTTTTCTGGTCGACAGCCATGTTCTTATACTCATCGGAGTTTTTGAAAGTCTTTAGCTGTTGTTTTACCTGTTCAAGTGATTTTTTGGAAACCTTGTTCAAATCACCGAAGATAAGTTCCCAGTTGATTTCTTGTTTGAGCTTATCCATATCCACAGAAGACAATGCTTCTTCCATTTCCTTTTGGAGAAGCTTCTTTTCGCCTTCGGTAGTGACTTTGGCCATCTTGTCGTTATACTCTTTTGTTATGGCGTCCTTTTTCTGTTGGAACGTCCCGTATTCTTTCAGATAGCGGTTCATAGCTTCGTTTTGGGCTTCCGCTTCCTGCTTGTGCGTTTCCGTCACAGCTTGTTGATACCTCTTGAAAACATTTTCTTCGGCTTCGTCAAGTAAAGGGGACTGTTGTTCGTATGTTCCGTCTTTCTTTGCCTTTTCACGGGCGGATTCTATCGCATCCAGTTCTTTCTGATAGTCCAAGTCTATTTGTGCCAGCTTCTTTTCCATTCCGTCAGCCCTGAGGTTGATTTCATCCTGCTGGTTCTTACGGCGGAGGGAGAGAAGTTGTTCGGCAAGCTGTTCTTGCTGTTTCAATAATTTCTCTGCTTCTTCTTGACGTCTTTTTCTTTCTTTTTCACCAATCTTTGAAGAATCTTCATTCGGGTTGAATATCAAATCATTGACATCTATGTTTTGTGCTAATTCATTTTGAGATTTATTTAGCTCGTATATTTCACGTCTAAGTTTAGCAATGCCTTCATCTATTTCTTCGACCTTACCCAAAGCTGCACCAACCATCATTTGTCGACCTGCATACATATCGGGATTCGCCTCTCTGTCTATTTTATTTCTTAATTCAATCTGTTTGTCAAGTTTTAGTTGCGCATTTTCTCTTTTAGCATATTCTTCTGTTATTTTAGCCTCATTTTCCAATATTTTTTTAGCATTCTCTGTCATTTTATCCTGTGCAGCCCTCGCACGTGCAGATGCAATAATCGAAGAAGTAAGTCTTGCATAAGCGTCAGCTGCCTTTCCCGTTAGAATTTCTTCTTCTGAAAGATTTTTGAAGAAATCAGGATATGATTTTTGTAGCTCATCAACAGCTTTTTTTCTTTCACGAATAGGCTTTGAAGCATTTTGAGTAGCTTTATATAATAATTCCAACTTTGTTATTTCAGATTGAGCATTTTGAACTCCTTTTAATTGAACGTCATTTAGTTGTTGTTGAATATCAACAAGAGGTTTCATGACATTCTTAGCATTAAACAGCCCTGCAACCCAATCCACCACCTTATCGCCATAAAGAGTAAGCAGTGTAATACCAACCGTTAATACAGTCTGCCAGCTAAACAAAGACGATACCACTTGCTTCCATACTGGAATCGCCGACTGCCCCGACTCCTTCAATAGTTTATATTCAGTTCTCGCCCGTTTAATCTCATCTGCTAAAATTGGAATATTATTCGATATAGCAGAGAAAAAAACTTTTGGACCGTAAGCCAAAGAAGGAAGTTCGCGTCCTACTTGCTGAATAGACATACTAAGCCCATTCCACTGCTTACCATAATTACCTACATTACGTTGATGATTGCCAATAGTGGTATCAAGTTCCTTTATTTTTGTATCCGCTTGTTGAATAGACGCAAGCAATTCTTTACCAAAAGGAGAATTGCGCTCTTCTTCTGTCAATTCGCGATAAGCTATCCTCATTCTTGATAAAGACTGGGATAACCCGTTCATGGAAGTAGCGGCTACATTATCAAGTTTGGCATTATTGTTCAATGCTTGTCTCACTTCTGACAAAGCAGTTTTATGTGTCAATAATGAATTGTTTAGCTGTTCAAGCCGTTTTTGTTGAGTAGAAGACAAGGAAGAATAATCACCTTGTGACTTGTTGATTTTCTTGATTTCAACATTAATCAAACGGATAGCGTTCATTTCATCTATCATTCTCTTGACATTCTCTTCTCTTGTGCCAAGAATACCGTTTATCTCAGTTCTCAGGTCATCATAAGCCTTTGCTTGTGCTTGAATGCTTGCTGTTTCAGCCGTGTTTGTTTGTGTTGATGTATTTCCACTCTGTGTCGGAATCACTACCGGTTTAGAAACTTGTTCTTGCGCTTGAACAATCTTTTCAGTCGCCTTATTGATTCGGCTGGTTGAAAGCATAATCTTTCTTTCCGCTGCCGCAATCTTATCCACCAATGTATCGTATTGCCCCAAAAGGGAGGTTAACTGTGATTGCAAACCTTTAGCTATATCAATATCGACCTTGATATTAATACCCATCAATGCTTTTTTGACATTTTCTATCTCGTTCTTCAGTTTGCGCAACTTCTGAACATCACTGTCTACATTTGAAATAATGCCTGCCATATCTATAATTTTTTTTCTATTTGTCTACCTGCATACAAGATACCATTAGTCATAATAACTTCAAACCCTTTACTTTCGACATAGCTTGCATAAGGCTGACCGTTAGCCAAATAAAGCCCATCCTTTGATTTTTCGGAATAAATCAGAAGATTCTCTGTATTTCTTACCGCTTCGGAATGAGAACCGTCTGATTCCACCCACATATCTACTATTTTCCCATTACGGACAACACATCCCCCATTTGCATTATTCAAGTTGCCAGTCCTATTTTCATAAGTCTTGTTAATCTTCGCATTTCGGGTGGCGTCTCTCCCTATTTGAGAAAGGGTATTATAATATCTATCGTCTACACTTTCAAGTAACTCATCTAATCCAGATGTATCTCCTCTAAACTCCATTATTTTTTCATTTGTGCTAAATTCGACAAATACAAGTTATCCAGCAATATTTCAAGTATTTGATATGCGACAACGGAATAATTGTCGTGAAATAATTGGAAATGATTGATTTTTGAGATATTTTTGCAAACGTTTAAGTTAATAAATGTACTGTCATGAAAAATACACTGCTTCTGATATTGTCAATATTTGCTTTTTCAAGTTGCAATAAGTCATATAAATATGTGGAAACGGTTAAAGAAAAATCATTATTCAGCAACTCTTACAATGAGAAGGAGGAGGAACCTAAGACGATAAGCTCAAAGAATGATTCCCTTGCGTATTTAGAAGCATATCAAAAATTTTGCATTTCTCAAAAAGTTTATAAAGATATGACTAATCAAGGAATAGAGTTTGTTAATATTCCGATAAAATTCTCACTGTACAACTCAAACGGTGAAAAAGTAAATCCGTATATAAACCAATCAACCCTTGACAATATAAAAAATAATGTTATGTCTTTAGATGATAACATTGGAAAAACAATATCGGACATAAAAAAAGAAAAACAAAATCCTATTGATTCTATAACAGTAAAAAAAATATCCTCTTTATTTACATTTAACAAGGACGAATTTGACCCACGTGAACTAACATGGATTAAACCAAAATCTGCTCCCCAATATACCAACCAGAATGGAATATATTGTTATTTTATGAAAGATATTGATGGGGTATCAAACTTTAGACTCAGAATACAATATTATTCTGACGATTGGTTATTCATTCGCAAATATCAATTTTCTATTGACAATAAAGCTTATGAATTTATCCCCAATAATGTAGAAACTGATTCAGGTAATGGAGGATATATATGGGAATGGTGTGATGAAAATATCCATTCCAATAATGACATTGAATTAATAAAGGCACTTTCTAATGCTAAAACTGCAAAAATAAAATTTATTGGAAGGCAATATCACGATATAAAAACCATATCACAAAAACAGATTAAAGGAATAAAAGATGCCGTAAACTTATATCTCGCAATGGGAGGGAGTTTGTAATATTCATATTAAGCGCACCCCAACCTAATGAGGTGCGCATTATTATTTAAGCAGCATCTTTACCTAAGAACTTTTCTACGAAGTAAATTTGCCCCTTACCAGTCACTTTGGTAGTAGTAGTGACCAATACAGAGCCATCCGGCTTGGTGATGGTGGTTTTCTTCAATTCAAAAAGCCCCAATTTCATAGCTTTCTGCGTTGGCTGATTGTAGTAGTCACCCTTTTGGCAAAGATAACCATTCTCGCGCATCCAGCTAAACAAACGGTTCTGACCGATATTCACTCCATTTTGTTGCAGTATCTTTGCTAATTCAGCAACCAAGCAAGAACGTTGAGAAGTTGAAACGGCATCGGCAAAAAGGACTTTAGGTGCATCTTTCTGAATCTTCTGTTCGGCTTCGATACGCTTCTGTTTTTCTTCTTTTAAGTTGATTGCAAGCTGAATCAGAAAATCAGGTGAGGTCAAAGCTTTTTCAAGTGTATCGCTGGTCATGTATGCACCATGTTTGCGGATTGAGGGCAAAACTTCGCTTGTAACCCATTTGCGAAACGGTTTTGCCTTTTCGCTGTCACTGCGAATTATCACATCATATAAACCGCTTTCGGTTATAAATGTAACTTGTTGATTTCTACCTAACGAATCTATGGTGTCCATTTGGCGGACATCATCTTCTTCAAGCCTTGACCTGACATTTCTTGCGTTAGCAATGCCTATAACACCGCACACATCTGCCAAACAAAACAAAGGCTCATTACTCTCATTCATCGCGATTCTTACTTTTCCGAACTGCTCATTTTGGAAAATCTGAATATTATTCATACTTTTACACAGTTTAAAAAATTAGCCCCCACCAAAGGCAAGCTCCTCACTTCTTACCAATGGCGGGGTTATATTTTTCAGCCGTGAGGATAGCTGCGTTGTTTCTGTTTGCAAACTTATTATATAATCGTGTAAGAGAGAGATTTTCACTTTACCATAACACGACAATCGTTTCATTGTCGTAAAGTTTTTGGCGGTGGTCTGATTTTTATCTGTTTCATAATCATTTAGTCAATACATTGTCTATCAATCCACGAAGTTCTTTCAGTTCTTCTTCGGTCAACCCATACACATTGCCCAATGCAGAGGGCTTTTCAATCTTTAAACCGTACTTTACCCCCCCTGTTGCTTCTCTTTGGGTAAAACGGCAATAGCAAATCGTTTACTCATTTCTTGCTGTTTTAATTAATGACTATGTTCTCAGATTCTCGTTGAATAGCCTTAAAGGCGGCGGTCTTGCTTTGAGGTTCATAACTATGGAATTTATAAGGCAGCCTTTAAAGTCGTGCGAAGACTGCCTTTGGATAATCGTGTTATTTATACACTCGGATATATTCTAAATCCCTCTACCAGTTTCCCTTCAAAATCAGAAATCAGCTTGCGTATCTGCTTGTTTTGATTATCAGCGTTTATATAGTGTCCTGCCAAATAATAACCCTCTACATAAGCGTTGCCTATTTGGGAGAAGATATTACGCAATCTTTCTTGAAATGGAAGTTTGTCACAGTCAAAGACACCTGCCATTATTTCGCCATAAACACCGTATCCAAACCCTTTTTCATCTCTTATTCTTTTCGCAGTTTCTTTCAACCTTTTATTGAAACGGTTCAGTTCAGACTTGAATATCTTTTCGGCATACTTGGTGCAATCATTCTTGCGAAGCATTTCTTCCATTTCGTTGAAGGCATTAATATACGCTTCTTTGAATTGGGCGGCTACCTTACCAGTGAAGCCCATAGCCAAGAAAGTAAAGCCGTCACGGGTGAGGTAATACATGGGTCTTCTTTCACCTTTTTTATCAACATATTCAACGGGCGCAAAATTGCGCCGGTTAAATAACTCGCTACATTCCAATGATTTAATAGCCCTTAATACATCTTTATGTGCTTTGCCAAAATACTTGGCAACCACCAATGAAGAGGTTACCGCTTGTCCATCTCTTACTTCAATCAAATCAATTTCACATGAAGAAGAATTTTCCATTTTAATAATTTCTGTTCTCATATTCGTTCCTATCTTATGTGTTTATACTATCTTTGCGACTAAATTCGTAGTGCGACATAATCGCATTATGTGTTTATACTATTTAGAGCGCATTGCTTGTGAAGGTAGTGCGCTCTTTGCTTACCACCGTTTTACTTCTTCTTTTAATTCGTCATACTTGCCGTTCATTAGCATTTCGACTTCACGATGAAAGTTTATATCAGTCAAGCGAAACTCTATCAAAGCACGCTTGTACGCATCGCCTTTTCGGTGGGCATTGATAAGGCGCATCATCTGTTTATTATCCAAACCATAATCATTTTTGCGATTAAGGTTAATTGCCCTACTTCTATCGCTTTCTCTCAATTGAATTGTTGCCATAACTTTTATATTTTATGTTAGTAATTTCTTTTAATCACCCACATAGTGAGCACCGAAACGCCCGTAACTATACGGATTGTAATACGCTGATTGAGGTATTGACAAATCATCATAAGAGCTACGCTTTGCCGGTTGTGTCAAAGCGGATTTCATAGTTTGCTTCTCTGCCTCTCTTATCTCTTCTTTAGAGATACGTTCTTTCTCGTTAGCCCAAGCAAGTTTCAAACAGTCTGCCCAAGTCTTCACACCGTGAGTAAGAGAATACAGTTTCATGTACTTCTTTATCTGATGGGCTTCTTTCATTATCTTGCTTAAATTGTAACGTTTCATAATTGTATGTTTTAGCATTTATACTATTTCGTTGTACTTTGATGATGCAAACATACTACTTAAATAGTATAACACAAAACAGAAAGGACTATTTAATTAGTACATTAACCTTATTTAATACTATTATAATAGTACAAAAAACAAAGAAACGTACCTTTGTATAAAATTAAAATACACGATTATGAATCTAAGAATAACAGAACATTGCAAATTACAAGGTATTACCCTGCAGGATTTAGCTGATAAAATGGGGGTAGCCCGTTCGACATTAGCTAATACATTATCAAAAGGCAATCCTACCATTGAAACCCTATCTAAAATAGCGGATGCTCTCGGAGTTGAAGTAACAGACCTTTTTGAAAAATCTTCCGATGAAGTTATAGGAGCTGTTCGCATAGGAGATAGCACCCATGTTATCAATAGTAAGGAGGATATTAAGAAATTAGCTGAGAAATTATAAAATAAGGAGATAATACTATGAGCGAAAAAAAATTCAAAGAATATGATGTAGTAATAAATACACAAAATGGGAAGGAGTATTATATTACTCAGATAGAAAAAGTGTATGATGTAGATTTAGGTCACTCAGTTTTTACGGGATATGCAGAATGCCATCCTAATAATTTAGATGATAATCTGCCTAATTATAATAGATTCCCTATTGATATTTTAGAACTAAAAAAATGAGAATATGGAAAAGAAATATATTATAAAAGGTGTTTTAAATTCCTCTGTGTTATCTATAAATTCTTATGGAACATATAGCCTGATAAATATTTCAAATATATACCATGATGCGAAAAAGATTAAATTCTTTGATTCAAAAGAAGATGCAGAAAGCTACATTCAGCAAAATAATCTTTCTCCTGTCACGATAATGGAAATTTTTATATAAAAGTAAAGCCGGATTTCTCCGGCTTGAACTTTATCCGCCATTCAGCCCCATATAGGAACGACGTGAAAACTTACGAGCATACTGTTTATCGGTTAATTCACCGAAATTGCCTACACGTGAATGAATATTGCCAGCATACTTTCGATATGCGGCATTAACTCTCTTCATTCTTGCATCAGAAATGTTAGTCTGCGCTAATCTCCATCTCTGTGCCGATAAATCATCTAAACTTTTTCTTCTTTTTCTGACTCAGCTTTAAATTTTAAAAGTTAAACAAATATACAATAAGTTTCTGATAATTTCGCCATATCTATTTCTTTTTCCTACGATTAGCCAATTCCTTACCACTGATTCTATTCACCTTCTGACCACCATATACTGCGTGTAATTTATCCCGTTGCATCATCAGCAAATTCCGATAAGGGATAACTTCAAACACTTCTGTATAACTCAGATGAAGCGTGTCAATCAGATGGGCTATCTGCCCAAAGAACGTTGCGTTTCCTACTGTTTCGGTCTTGCTGCCAGCATCGACACGTTCCTCATCGAGCTGACACACTGAAAAGCCGAAATATCCATCATGGAAAAACACACCTCCAAAGCATTCCTAACTTCTTCAAAAGTCCCGTTCTCCAAATTATCAGCCAGTTCCTCACTGCCACAGATGAAACAAGAAATGCCTTTCAGCATATCTCCAGTAATTTCAGGAAGTTCTTTAATAGCTTCCATGACATTATCTCCAGTCATGCCGATATTGGAAAAATGATGAATGGCACGACAGATAATTTTAATTGTAGGAGGTTTAATGGTATAAACCATCCCTCCTATCTCCACATTCATGAAATCCAGCCCTAACAAAGCATCAGAAACCGTTTTTGCTGCTTGATTCATATTCTTAAACTAAAAGGGGGAATGGTATATATCCATCCCCCGGTTATCACTCTTGT